CGTTCTTCTATAAATTGTATTTGCATATTTAGTTTTGCAATCTCTGGAATCTCTGAATTAACATGAGTACGAAGTTCTTCTTGTGTTTTTGACAGCCATTCCACCAACATGTAGAGCTCGTTTACTTGTGGACTGACCATGGTGCCTTTGGGGACCCCGTCTATAAATTCATTAGCGGCTTCCATATCTTGTGCCATTAGCTGTTGATTTGTTTCTAACTTGTTTAATCTTTCTTGAATAGAAAAAAAGCTCATAGTTCCGACAGCCACGGCAGCCAAAATTGCTAAAAGGTTACGGGCAGGAAGAGAAATTTGAGTCGAGTCTGAGAGTTTCATAGTTTAGAATGATTCTAATTTAGAAGCGGGTTATCGTTTGCTGCTTTCAGTTCGTTTATTTTTGCGTCAAGATACTCGATAGCTGCACCATTAATTGCAATATCTTTTTTAATTGCTTCAAGAGTTGCACCAATAGCTCTTACTGCATCCATAGTTTCTTTATCACCTAAAACTATACGATCATGTGTATCAGTTAAGTCAACAGTCTGATTAACTACAAACTCTTGTCCTTCTATTGCTGATAGTCTGGTGTTAAACTCACCCCATGCATAAAAGCCTCCACCGATAGCTCCTACTACGCCAATCAATGCTGCATAGCTTGATAATTTATTAATTAAGTCTGGCATCCATTAATCCTTTTAATTTTATATAAGCATCATTCGTTGCTGAACGAGCTTCGTTAAGTTTAATTTGATATTGAACAACAGGATCAGTACCTACTAGGTTCGCCTGTGTTCCGTAAATAGTTTTATCGTAAGTGGCTAAACTTACTTGCATAAAGAAATCTAAATTGCCTTGTGGTAATTGTCTGTCATCAAACAACGCTTGATTCATATTCGCATAACTTGACATATCAGGTTGCATTGCCACCATCTCACGACTAACAACCTCATTGATTACATTTAATGTTGCTGTTGTTTGTTGTACGCTGTCTTGAATTTGCGATTTAATAGCTTTTTCTATTGCGGCAATCTTAATGTCTAACTCAGATTTTAATTCTGGTTCTGAAATATTCTCTTTGACAACACCTGGTTCTTCAGTTGTATCTCCCTTAACATCTGCGACTTTAACTGACTCCTCGTTACTTTCCTCTTGTTTGGCAACACTTGTGGTTTCAGTAGGCTCGTCTGCAACAACGCTTTCGCTATTGGGTTGTTCTTTAATTTCTTCAATCTCTTCCTCCATTGGCTCTTCAGCTACAGCAACTTCTGCAGGTTTCTCCATAGGCTCTTCAATTATTTCTTCCTCAAAGACTTCCTCTACTATTTCCATAGGAGGCTCTTCTTCAAAGTATTCTTCAAATGCTTCAATAAAAGCATCTTCAGTAAAGGCTTCCATATACATCTCTTCCTCAAAGAATGTTTCCTCAATCGGTGGAAGCTCATCAAACATTTCAATCTCTGGCATATCATCAAAAAATTCTACTTCTTCAAAAGCAAGAGTTTCTGGAAAGTATTCTTCCAACTCAAATTCTTCGTAATAGTCATCTTCAAAGAACTGCTCTTCAAAAAAAAAATCATCAAACGCTAAATAATCATCTTCCATTTTAAAATCTTCTTCCTCAAAGATTTCAGGATTGAATGAGTATTCAAAGTCTATGGTTTCTGGTATGAATGTTTGTTCTTCATAATACAAATCTTCAAAGTATAAATCTTGTAAATCATCTTCAAAGGTGTCTATTATGTTTTCAACTTCTGCTAGTTCGTCTTGTCCAGGACAAGTAGGTGGTGTCTTTTCGTAGCAATGAGTTACTGTAGTAACAGTAGTTGAGCTTAATGCAGAATAACTAAGTCTTAAATCGGGTTGTATAATATCTGGTCCACTGTGGCCGTTGTTCCAATTACCTGCAGCATTATCTATATCAAATGTAAATCTTGTAGTTAATGTGCCATGTGAGTTTTCTGCATCTGGTGCAATAACTAAAGTATTAGTATGAGAATTAAATTGATTATTATGATTAGTTGTATCTTGTAAAATTATACTTTGAGTAGTTGTATCAATACCGTTTGTTGCAGTTTGACGCATCTCAATAGTGCTTTCCCATTGATTCCACCAGCGTACTTTAGCGGTTAGTGTTGAAGTTAAACCTTGTTGTAGTTCTTGTTCGGTTAAAATGTCTTGAGAGTTTACAGTAGATTCTGCATACTTACCATCTTTGCCTGTAAGATAAATGTTTTCATTTATGTCTGATGAGTCAGGAAACATATCTCCTGTCCAAGTACCATCATTCCATTGTTGAGATAATAAATTATTAGTGACTACAGGATTACCTGTTGTAATAGTTTCAATGACTGTAGTATCTCCTGCGTGAGGTGTATCTTCAAGGGTTACAGTTTCACTATTCGCTACCGAGTTGAACAGGATTACCATTGCCATCAACAATATAGGCTTCCTTATCATCCATTGCCTCCGTAATCTGTGAATCTACTTCCTCCATATATCTAAGAGCTTTTGTATATTCCTCATAGTCTGGTCTTTGTTCATCATACTTATTCCACTCGTCTAGGGCATCTCCTCCTATTTTACCGTTGAAAGGGCAGGGAGTTCCTGCGTGAGCCATGGCAGAAAAAACTCTTGCGTCTTGACATAAAATACTAACTGCAGCAACTTTCATATTAAAATCAAAAAGCAGTTTAGATAATTTCATTCTTTCACAATTCATATCTCTTTTTGTGATACCTATACTTCCACCTATTAAAGGTTTCTGTATTCCAATCCCAACGCCCACAGTACAAAGGTCTTGCGACATGGCTGATATTCCTGGAGCAGATGCTGATGGTACAGTACGTGTATCGCCAGTATAAGAATTGTTGTTTGTTGTAGAAGTGCTTGTGGTGTTAGATGAACTGCCTGATTGATATGTTGTGCTAGAAGTGCTTTCGTATCCACCCGTGATAGCCGTATTGGACCCTGTTGAGTTTACCTGATCGTTTGTCGTGGCTCCTGTATTAGTAACATCTGCCATTGCGTTATCAAACAATGCACCAAATACAAACAGCATTGCTATGGTTACGCATACGATAATAAATATATTTTTCATATCTCTTGTCCTGGTTTTTTTGGTTCACTCGAGTATCGACTTTCACAAAAAAACTCATACCCTTTCATATCTCCCTTTTGATTATGGTTATCAAAAAGGTCTAATGTGAGTTGAACTTTATTGTGAAATAAAAACTCTTGGCAAGTAGGTACGGAATCAAATGTAGCTTTATCGTATTGTGTATAAATAACTTGTTCAGAACTACTGAAGAATAGCATTGCGGTAATTATGAAATACATTCACAATTATTTCTTTTTAATCATTTTAGCTGCTGATCCTACGCCCTTAATTCCAAATGACGCTGAGATAGCAATGTATAATAGGTGTTGGTAATATTCAGGAAGCTCCTGTAGAGCTATGAACCCACTTTTTACAAACTCTTGACAACCAGGAATAAATACGAGAACAGCAGGTAAAAGTAGCACCACTAAACTTACCTCGTCCTTCCACGATCCTTCCATCTGATTGACTGCTGATGCTTCCCAAGAAACTTTACCTGCAATCTGTTGTTCTTTAAGTGCAGTAGCAGCTTTAATTTCTGTAAGTTTTGCTTCTGATTTGGCTTTCTTCGTTTCTATTACGCCTTTAACCATATCACCAGCAACCCCTAAAAGAGGTTTTATCAACATTTGTAACATAATATTTCCTTATAAGTTTTGGATAATGCCGCTTAGTTCTAAGCAACGAGCTGGAGTTTGTTTGTTCCAGCGTGAATCTCTCATCTGTGCAGCAGCTTCTTTGAAGTCGCATTTGCCAAGTGCAGTAAACATCTTCTTAAATTTGCCTACTCCTGCTTGTCCTAGCTGAAAACACATTTCCGTTAAAACGCCTGTTATAGCGTGTTTTTTGGGTTCAGGTAGCTCCGACCATTCAGTGTTCTCTAAATGTTCTCCTATGAGCGAATTTGCCCCATTAAACGCCTTTTCAAAGTCGTTATTAAATAGGTTTTGCCACCCTTCCTCAGATTTAGGTACTTCCTCACCATCTAATATCTTATGACCCCAGCCACCAGTAAGGTGTCCTTCGGTACAATGATAAGGCTCTAACCTATAGCCTTCGTGTGCTTTTATACGTTCTTTAATATCGTTCATTTATTCTTCTCTTTGATAGTTCATAGTTTTGTGGATTTATTTCAATACCAATAAAATCTAAATTATGTTCTTTACATACAACGCCAGTTGTTCCACTACCCATAAAATTATCTAAAACTGTATCATTGGGTTTTGATGCAACTTTTAAAATTCTTTCTACTAAAGCAGTAGGCATTTGGGTTGGATGCACTCTTTCACTTTTTTTTATATTGTGTGGCACATACCAAACACTTGATAGCGGATCGTGTATGTCTGTTTCCTGGTTTAAATAAATATCATCACCCTTTGATAAATGATAAATAATCTCATAATCTAAATGAAACCTAGATTTTGTGCTGTCAAATGAACCCGCATACTTCCAAATAATAAAAGATTTAAAATTTAATTTTTGAAAACTTTCAGAAAATTCAATCCAATGTGGCGTTCTCAAATTTTTTTTTAGCGTTTTGCTCTTAATGTTTAAAAAGATTTGTCCGTTGTTTTTCAATATTCGGTAATACTCGGTAAACACTTTATCTAAAAATTCTAAATAAAGTTTTAAAAATAACACATCTTTATTTTTTGCAACATATCCTGCACCAGTTATATCCTCATAAGGTGGGCTAGTTATAATTAAATCTATTGAATTGTCTGGTAGTTTTGACATTTCATCTAAACAATCTCCAAGTATTAATTTCATTTAGAATTGTTTATTGTTCACTTAATAGTATATCCCTGTGGTTGTGTGGATAAATTGGGTACTTTTTCAGGTTGATTGCCTAAAAGAATATCGTCTAAATTTTTGTTTAAATACCACACCACCGAACCAATAATGCTATCTCTTGTAAAAGTTTCTGAAATTTCTTTTAAAGAACACCCATATTGTAAAAGTAAAGATACTGCTTTTCCAGAGCTTCTAAGCTCTCTGTCTAGTGTAGATTCTGATTTTTTTGTTTTTACCCATACTGCTACTGGTAAAATACCAGACTCAGACACGTCATAATCTATTGTGGAAACTATAGGCATAGCGTCAATAAGCATACGCACATTAACGGATCTCATCCTGTTAGGCACTTCCATTCTCGCCACGCTACTCATAGTCCCTTTCTATAATCATTTCCAAATAATGTATAGCCTTTTTTATATCTTCTTTTTTACCCTTAAATTTGTGCCTACATACGTACTTTATGACGTTGCCTTCAGCATAGGGTAAATTGTTAATATTAATAAACTCTGCAGGTTGGATTATAAACCTTTTGTAGTGATCTCCACTTTCTTGTCGGTCTAATGTTTTCACGGACAGATTTTATTCCATCTCCCACCTTTATTCAATACCATTGGTAAAAGTTTTGGTTGGCTATCTATGATTATTCCACAACCTATAATAGGTCTATCTTTAAATACTTTGTCATACGCAAAAGCCAATGCGTCTTTGTCAATCAAACATCCTACTTGCATAGCCCATAAAAGTGATGATGGATTTCCCCAATAGGAAATGCCATACTTGGTATGAAAATGCCCTTGAACATAACAAGTGCCTTGCTTTTGTCCTACTGCTAAAATGTTTGCTGATTTACCGTGATGAAAGTGTACGTCATTGCCATCAGGTAATTTTATTGTGAGTTCGTTGTGCCATTTCCAACCTTTGCCTACTTCAAGGACCTCGTTGTAATCTCGCATATAGGCTTTAGGTAGTCCTGCTTTAAAAGCTCTACGGTATGCCAAGCTTCCGTGATTGGAATGTAAGACATCTACCTTGCTCCATAGTTTTTCAATGGCGTGGATTGTTTCTCTTGCTTCGTATAACTCATCTCCTGCACTCGGTAAGTCAGGGTCTTGACCGTGAAAGTTTAAACCGTGTTTATCAGTTTCATCACCTATGTGTACTACACGATCAGGTTTGTATTTTTTTTTAATTGCAGTTAAAAAAGGAATTAAATCTTCGTGATGATAAGGACAATGGGTATCTGAAATAATCAATATACATCTATTTGACATACTTGAGTTTTATTTGATTTGCACAAGATGTGCAATACTACATAATTGAACGAATAATTATATATAGCATTTGAACAAAAACAGTCGTACCTATAAACCATACCAATGCTCGTAATTGACGCATATCTCTCTCGATATGGGCTAGGTGATTATCCTTGAGGGTAGTGAGCTTATTATCCATAAGCTCTAGTTTACCCTCAATGCGAATAATTGCTTCTTTATTTTGCTGTTCCATTTGCTTCCTTAGATTCTTCTTTTGTTTCCTCTTTTGGAAGTTCAGCTTGAAGTTGTGAAGTCCAATAATTTGCTACTATATCTAAATCAGCTTTTTGTTCGCCAACTTTAATTAGTTTTTGGTAAATAGCCTTACCTTTATTAGATAGTGTAGTTTCATCATAGTCTTTATTGTTTAATGTAAACATATTAGCCCTCCAATGCAGCTACTTTAGTTTCTAAAGTTTCTATACGGGTTTGTGCTTCTTGTAAAGCCTTGATAGCTTTCATGTATAACACAGAATAAGAAACTCCTTTAACTTTTTGTTTTACCTCTTTGACATCACCAATTTGTTTAGTAGATGGTGTTTTAATATCACCAACATTTTTATCACCATCAATAACTTCCTGACTATCAGCAGTATATAAAACTGCGTCTTGAGTTTCAGAATCATCTTTAGTCCAAAGTGTTCCAAATGATGCGTCAGAAAGAATATCAGCAGGAGTTGGGTCAGACTCTTTAATTAATTTGTCCATACCTGCATCCTCTAGCTCTTGTGCAATAACACCTATTTGCTCCCAAGCTTTGTCACCATATTGACGAACATCATCTTTCTTTTTATAGTTTCTAACCTTAACCGCCTTGATATCATCCCATTGTGAATTACTATCTCGTATATCTTGTTTAATTCTTTCATCAGATATTGAGCCATAAGAATTATCGTGATTTTTCACATCGCCATCAGAATAAATAAAAAATCTGTTTGCAACAGTATCAGCACAGTAAAAAAAGTGATTACTGTTATCGTCAGGTGCGTAACCAAAGTTAATTAACTGTCCGAATATATTTCCACTGGTTAAAGTGTTTCGTACACTAAAAATAACATCATTTTGTGCATCTCTTACATCAACAGTATGAGAAGGAGCAGAGCTGTTGTTGCCTATACCAATTCTATCAGTACCACCATCTAGATAAAGCATATTTACATAATTATTAGACTCTATTCTGAAGTCTACATCATCTGAATCTTCATTAACAATAACTGTACTTGATGTTAGTTTCATAACATGATTAGCACCTGCAAAAAATTGTAAAATGTCACCAGTATTATTATAAAGAATTTGTCCAATGTTATCGTCACCGCTATCACCAAAAGCTAGTCTTACAAAACCATCTGTTGCCGCAAGAAAAGATATGCCGCAACCTTCACCGCTAGTTCCATGTTCTATAACAAGTTGATTTGCATGAGCGTCAACTGAAGAAGATCCACTATCACTTTCTTTAATATGTAATCCAATTCCTAAATCTCCTTCTGCTCCAATTCCTACAACATCATTACCACCACTAACAAATAACATATTAGCATTACCATTTGATTCTACTCTAAAATCTAAATCGTCAGAATCTTCATTAATAACAACAGCAGTATCAGTAATTGTTACTTGGTCATCGTTAGATGAGGATTGGTCATCAATACCTGCTAATGAACCACCAGCATAAGTTTTAAGTCTTGACGCTGCTACTTTACGGTTTGTACCTCCAGCACCATTATCAATAATAAATAAATCCGCATCCACAATCGCTTCGCCAATGTCTGTAGCTCCGTCAATGTCCAAATCAGCCACAGCTATTGAACCATCAGGAAATACTGGTGCTTGTGAAAAAGTTACTACACCATCACTTGCGATTGCTATTGAATCTGTATCTGATGCAGAACCTATATTACCAGCATCAGGTATAATAATATTTCCTGTACTAGTTATACTTGTAGCTGTAAGAGCTTGTGCAGCAATTGTACTTCCAGATTCAGCAGTAAATGTATTGGCTGTGATTACAAAGTCTTTTGCACCTGCAACGTAAATGTCGATAGTATCGTCCGTAGGAGCTTCGATATATGTATCGCCATCGTCATCAAGAATTACTCGACCACCAAATGCAGCAGTATCTATACCAAGTTCGACTTTTGTAGGAGTACCAGAAGCCAAAGAGATACCTGTAAGGTTTACAGTCTGAGTTGTAGATGAGTGTGAAGAAGAGGCAATTGTGCCTTCTACTACATTAGCACCACCATCAGTAATTCTAATCTTCCTTCCTGCGAAATATACGGATGATATATCAGAAGAAGATGTGATAGTGATGGTATCAGCATCACTCCTTGCGACAGTATATGTGCCATCGCCATCTCCAAACTCGAAATATCCATCTCCAATTTGTTCGTACATATCTCTAATATGTCCCATTAATTCTCTTGCAGCATTATTGACATTACTTGGTGCCATATTTTCTGCAAAGTTCACCGTCATATTGGCAGTATTACTACCTGCAGTTGAACTAAATTTTCCTACGCCTGTTCCAGCCATTTTATTTTCCTCCTAGTTAATTATTTAAAGGTTTGTTTCCTTTAATCTTCTTTTAAATTAGTTATTTTAGCCGCTTCGTTTGCTAATATTGCAAATGCTGCGTTAGTTGCTTGTGATATATCCATGTTTTTGTGACCAACAATAAAATCTTTACCTTTTTTTGATGTTAATATTCTTCCAATACCTATGTTAATCAACAATGATTTAATTGCAGATCCTTTAAATTCTTTGGCTTGAGCTACAATTGCTGCTGATTCTAGGGATGCACCAACATCTGCTGCACTGTTTACAAAAGGTAAAACATTTTCAATATTTTTTAACATTTTTATTTCTGATGGATCTAATATATCTAAAAGACCTTTCCTTTCGTAATTTGATAAAACTTTAGAGTATCTTGCAGGGTCTACTACATTGATACCAGCAGAAGCTCCTGTTTGAGCTGTTGATGTTGAGTTGGCAAAAATATTGTCTATTAAACCAGCTCTAAATTTAGTCATTGTAGTTTGGTCAAATTGTTTGACAGCGTTTTGTACTAACTGTCCTGCTTGTGGATTTGATAAAACTTGATCTATAAACGGTTGTGCAAATTTAGCATCGGATATTTTTGTTAAATTATTTTTTTGTATTTTGTATATATTGTTTACAGCTTTTATAAAATTTTTAGACTTGCCTTCAAGTATTGCTTTTATTGATTGTTGGCTAGTATTTTTAATATATCCTAAGTTGTTACTGTTGTCTAAAAATTCTGCTATAAAAGCATCTTGAACTCTAGCCCAATCAGCTCTTGTTTTAATACCTGCTTCACCGCCTGATCCTAAATAAGGTTTACTTGTTTTGTAATAAAATGCTTTTTTAGCTTTGTTAATTAAAGTAGGACTGTCTAGTTGAAACAATCTTTGTGCAATAATTTCTGGAGTATCTTTACCTATAGAGTTAAAAAACATTAACTCATCAAGTGTATTAAATCGTTTTCTTGCTAACTTGTTTGCATTTTGCCATGCTTTTAAAAACTTTTTATCTGTGCTTTGCACATCTTCTAATGTATTAACTACTGCGGATCTAAGTGATTTTGCTTGAGTCTGTGTGTATTTACTATAATCACCCTCTCTTGCAATTGTTAAAGGATAAATTCTTTCTCGAAAAGCATTTAATATTTGAAAATTGTAATTTGCATCAGGAATAGACAAAATTTCATTAACTACTTTTAAAAGTTCCGTTTCTAAAGGTTTAACATTTATGTCCTTACCTTTTTCGTTCACAGCTTGAACACCTTGTTTTAGCTTAGCTGCTTGAGATTTAAGGTTGCTTATATCATATAAAATGTCATCTCCTTTAAGAATTGATTTTGCAGCAGCATAAGCTGATCCTACTTTTACCTGACTAGCGTTTTCATATTGACTTATTGCTTTTAATATTTCGTTACCTGCTTTTTGCGTAGATACAAATTCTCCTCTTTGCATCAGTTTTATTGCATCGCCCATAGCTTTTTGTTCGATTTTTGTAACCTTATTTACTAAATCATCATAATTAGTTGGATTAATGTTTTTCATGTAAGCGTTTATCTGCCTTCTTTGTGCTGATACTGCATCACTAATAGAACCTGTAGTGCCTTCAACTTGACCTTGTAATTTTCTAATAAATGGACTTGTTACTAATTGTCCAACTGTTAGGTCGTCATATATACCTATATCTTTCGCAGATTGTTGTCCTATTCTTGCTTCAGGGCTTACTTTAGCTAATCCTCCACCTTTAAAAGCGTTTGTCAATCTTTGCACCAGATGACCTACAGCACCTCCACCAGCCTCAATAAAACCTGTTACCAGAGGTCTTTGTACGTATGCCTCCATAGCCGTTTCTTTTTGTATTCCAAATACTTCTTGTATAGCTTGGTTGGTAATTTCAGTGCCTGAGCCTGACAAACCAAATAGAGCTAAAGTTTTTGCTATACTGGATGGATTTTTTGTGCCTAGTGCAATAGCTGTAGATACAACTATTTCTGGAGATTCAGATATGGCTTCTACAATATCTGTCATAAACTCTTTTGGATCATTAAGGCTTTGTAAAAATGGTTTATCTACAACCGAGTATGAATCTTCACTTGTTTTTCTAAATGCAAGTTTTCCATTTATAGTTGTAAAATCTCCGTCTGGGTAAAGACTGTAAAAGATAGCAGCCTTTTCCTCAACAGTATCTCCATACCCAACAAGCACTCTATCTTTAAAACCTAGTGGTGTAGTTAAAACATCATTTGTTACTGGGTCTACAACATAACCCTGATTTTCTTTTGTATTTTTTTGATATTCTTGGTAGCCATCAAAACTAAAACTCATTGAAATACCCCTGTCAATCCTTGAACTGTTCTGTTCAATTCTATTTTACTAATAATTCTGTACGCTTGTTTTTCACTAAAACCTAATTCTACTAACTTTCTACCATAATTTTCTATAGATTTTTGTGATTCTTCTGTATAATTATTCAGTTTATCTTTGTTTAAAAGTAAAGTTGGTTTATAATTAGGTTTATTAGAATTTGCTAAAATAGCGTTTCTGTCGGCTGCAATAAGCTCCATTTCTATAACAGATTTAATTGCACCTACAGCTTGTGAGAATGATGTAAAAGTTCCTAATATTCCTATTGCCTCTTCAGCTATTTCTCTTTCTCTATCAGTATATCGACCTGACTCATCACCTGTAATAACTCTAAGATTACGTGAAACAAACAAATTTGCTTGTGATCTAAATTGTTTTTGTGCCTCTGAACTTTGGGTATTAAAAAACTCGTTTACTCTTTGTTCGTACTCTGGCATATCAATAGCACCAAAAAATCCGCCAATTTCTTTAGCCAAAACTCCAGAAACTCCAATAGAGGCTGGTCCAAATCCCTGTAAATCTTGAAGTAAAGAGATGGATGCTCCTATATTGTTTTGACTAGCAACTACCTGTTCAGCAGCAGCTTCAACTATATCTTTTGGTATTTTACCTGTATATATGTTAGTTTTACCATTGTCGCTAAAGTTTTTTATGTTTTCAGGTTTAAATATTTCAGTTATAGGCAATGAGGTATCGACATTTGGATAAAATTCAATCTCATTTATTTTTTTTGGATCAAAACTAAAACCACCTTGTAGTTTATTTAATGCAGTTACATCTTCATTTGACAGTATATAAGTTTGAGAATCACCTTCTTGTATGTCTTTAAGTAATCTTAAACCATCGTTACCGTATGCTTCTAAAAATAAATCAGGGTTCATATTAGCTACAGCTTCTAAATTTCCACCTTGATCTGAAAGAAGTTGCTGAAATTTTTTTTGTGCTAGTTCTTCTACGTTTTGTGTACCTGGTAAAGCTAAATTTATATCCCCGTCTTTAATTGCATACACGTCACCACCTACATTCATATACTCTGTTTTTTGGGGTATATCATATACAGGGGTAAGGCTCAAGTCATCATTATTTACTGCAAAAACTGTGTTTCCAAACTGTTTAAAAGATATATCTGATTTTTCTGGTTGAAATGATTTTTTAATTTCTTCAGCCTGTAAAGCACCTCCCAAAATAGCTTGACCTATAGGTACTCCTTGAGCAATTTGTATTCCTATACTTGTTCTTGGATCAGATAAAAAATCTTGAAAATTTTCTGTAGGTGCTAAAAATCCACCTGGTTGTCTTGCAGTAGTATAAGATGCTATTGGATTTGATAAAAAACCTTTGATTCCGTTTGCCATATATATCTCCTATATTAACCCTAATCCACCTAAACCAGCACCTATCATTGTGCCATAACCACCTAAAAATGTTTCTGGTAAAGCAGAACCTGCTATAGCACCACCAAATGCTCCACCTAAAGTGCCAGGTCTATTGCTCGGTGCATTAGTAAGTGATGTAGGAAATCCACTACCAATAGGTGAAACTAATCCAGCATATTGTTGTAGTGCAGACATAGGAGCTTGTTGTCCAAATTGGAATCTTGCTATTTG